CAAATGTATTTAATAGTTTAAATGCTTCTACGATTTCAACTATTAATACCATTACTATTGGTAATTATAATGGCACTAATGGTAATGGTGATGAACATATAATGTACTGCTGGAACAGCGTAGCTGGCTATTCAGCATTTGGTTCGTATACTGGAAACGGGACTACCAATGGTGCGTTTATTTATACCGGATTTAAACCTGCGTGGGTAATGATAAAAGTTTATTCTTCTACTCTTACTGGTTCAACACCAGATTATTTTTCATGGTCAATATACGATAATGCTAGAAAGCCATACAATACTAACCACTCTCCTTTGTATGCAAACTATGCTGTCCCAGAGAATTATAGAGGCAATGAAACAACTACCACAGGTGGTGACGCACTTCATTTAGATTTTTTAAGTAATGGATTTAAACTAAGAAATGGAGGGTCAGAAGTAAATCCTGCTTCAACATCGTATTGTATTTACGCAGCATTTGCCGAAGAACCAGTACCTTATGCAACTGCGAGATAAAACTTTTTAGTTATTATATTATATCATGCAACTTGACAATACTTCTTCCTATCTAGGAAATCCTCTACTGAAACGTGCAAATGTTTCAGTAGAGTGGACCGAAGAAACAATTTCTGAATATCAAAAATGCATGGAAGACCCACTGTATTTTGTTCAGAATTACATCAAAATTGTTTCATTGGATGAAGGTGTAATTCCATTTGATCTTTTTCCCTTTCAAAAAGAGATTATTGGTACGATACACAATAATCGTTTCACAATCTGCAAACTCCCTAGACAATCTGGAAAGACAACAACTCTTGTTGCCTACATTCTACATTATGTTCTTTTCAATAGCAATATCAATGTGGCAATCCTTGCAAACAAAGCAGCAACAGCAAGAGACATTCTTGCTCGACTTCAACTTGCATACGAAAATCTTCCCAAATGGTTACAGCAAGGTGTGCTTTCATGGAACAAAGGTTCTCTTGAACTAGAAAATGGTTCAAGAATTGTTGCTTCTGCAACTTCTTCCTCAGCAGTCCGTGGTGGTTCTTACAACATGATTTTTCTTGATGAATTTGCCTTTGTTCCCCATAATATTGCTGAAGACTTTTTCTCATCTGTTTATCCCACCATTTCTTCTGGTAAATCTACAAAGGTTGTAATTATTTCAACACCAAATGGCATGAATTTGTTTTATAAACTTTGGAGTGATGCTGAGAATCAAATCAATTCTTATGTCCCAATTGAAGTGCATTGGAGTGAGATTCCTGGAAGAGATGAAAAATGGAAAACTGAAACCATTGCAAACACAAGTGCAGAACAGTTCTCGAGGGAATTTGAATGTAACTTTTTAGGTTCAACAAATACACTAATCCATCCGACTAAGATACGCACAATGGCATATCGGAATCCAATCAAATCAAATGTAGGATTAGATGTATATGAAAATCCAATAGAAGGCAACACTTATTTTCTGGTTGCTGATGTTGCAAGAGGATTAAGCAATGACTATTCAGCATTCATTGTTTTTGATGTAACCACTGTTCCTTACAAAATTTCTGCCAAATATCGAAACAATGAAATCAAACCAATGCTGTTTCCGAATATTATTAGTGAGATTGCAAAAGCATACAACACAGCTCATGTTCTTGTTGAAGTAAATGACATTGGTGAGCAGGTTGCGCATGCATTACAGTTTGATCTTGAATACGGAAATCTTATCATGGCTGCAATGCGTGGGCGAGCAGGACAGATTCTTGGTGGTGGATTTTCAGGTGGGAAGGCTCAACTGGGAGTCAGAACCTCAAAAGCAGTCAAATCAACAGGATGTTCGAATATAAAACAAATCATTGAGACTGATAAGTTAATTATACAAGATTATGACCTAATCACTGAATGGTCAACATTCGTTCAGAGAGGACAGTCCTATGAAGCCGAGGAGGGACATACGGACGATTTGGCAATGTGCTGTGTGATTTTTGGATGGGCTGTTCAGCAACAATATTTCAAAGAACTTACGAATGATGACATTCGAGCTAGATTGTTTTTAGAACAACAAAGTCAGATTGAGCAAGACATGGCTCCATTCGGATTCATCGATGATGGTGTAACTGATTATCATAATGAAGAAAGTGTGATTGATGAATATGGCACAAAATGGAATCCTGTAGTTCGTTCATATGATACACCATGGTGAAAATCATTTTTTTATAAATAATTGTATTGAAAACTTAAACTATATGATTTTCAACATTTTTAGGAGAAATAAAAATGGCATTTCAAGTAAGTCCAGGTGTTCTCGTTAAAGAGATAGACTTGACAAATGTCGTTCCTGCTACTGCTACATCAATTGGTGGTATTGTTGGTGCCTTTGAAAAGGGTCCAATGAGTCAAATTACCACAGTTGATTCAGAAAAACAACTTGTTGAGGTATTCGGTAAACCAAATAATTCAAACTTTGAATCATGGTTTACTGCAGCAAACTTTTTGCAATACGGAAACAATCTAAAAGTTGTTAGAGCAGAAACAGGAGCAAGAACAGCGATCGCAAATGGTGGAACAACTTTGTTTACAGGTGCTGGCACAGATTCTGCTGGACCTTATACAATGTCTCAAAGTGTTGCTGATACGGGTCTTATCCAAGTTACTGTCGACAATGTAGAAACCACAGATTTCACAGTAGTTGGAGCTGATTTGACTTTCGGATCTTCAGTAGCAAATTCATCTACTATTACAATTAAACTTGGAATTAGAATTACTAATTCTGATTATTATGATAGTAATTATGCTGATGGAAGTGGTTCTGTAGGAAGTTGGGCATCTAAGTTTCCAGGAGACTGGGGTAATTCTGTAGGTGTTTCAATTTGTTCATCTGCTAATGCATATGAGCAATCAAATGTAACAACTGTTGCTAATAATGCAGCAGCTGCTGGAATTCTTGATGCTTCCAGTGATGTTGTTGTTACCGATAGTGCGACTTTCCAAATTGGAGATATCGTGCATTTTGGTGAAACTTCAGGACAACAATATGAAGTAACAGCAATTGTTTCTGGGACACATACTCTTACCATTCGTCAATTGGATAATCCAAATGGTGGTGGATTGAAAACAGATATTGCATCAACTACTCAGATTCGTAGAAGATGGAAATTTTATGACCTTTTCAATGCTGCTCCAGGAACTTCTGATTGGGCAAAAGGTGTAGGATTGACATCTGCAAATGATGAAATGCATGTTGTTTTGTATGACACACAAGGCAAAATTACTGGATACTCTTCTACTGTTGCAGGAAATAGAGGAAATTCAGTAATTGAAACATTTGCATTTTTGTCAAAACATCCTCAAGCCAAAACTCCTCAAGGAGGAATTAACTTCTATTCAACAGTAGTGAATAGAACATCAGAATATGTATGGTGGATGGATCATCCAACTGCAGGAACTGATTGGGGTTCCAATTTGAATTCTGCTGGAACCGATACGCAATTTGCAAGTTCTAATTTGCCAATTGTAGATACACTTTCAATTGGTTCCGATGATTTTGCTCCTACCATTGGAGATTTAAAAGATGGGTATGATCTTCTTGCTGATGCTGAAACAGTAGACGTAAATCTAGTAATGGGTGGACAAACACCAGCTGGAGATGAGGCTTCTTTGACGCACGCAGTAAATATGATTGATTTTGCTGAAGGTAGAAAAGATTGTGTTTCATTTGTTTCGCCAAGAAGATCAGATGTTGTTGGTGTGCCTAGTTCAATTACTCAATCAAACAATGTTCTTGGATTCTTTAATCAACTACCAAGTTCTTCTTATGTGGTATTTGATTCTGGATACAAATACATGTATGATCGATACAATGATGTATTCAGATACGTTCCATTGAATGGTGATATTGCAGGACTTTGTGCCAATACTGATAGTGTTGCTGACACATGGTATTCTCCAGGAGGGTTTACTAGAGGTCAAATTAGAGGTGCAATTAAACTTGCATTTAATCCAAATAAAACGCAAAGAGATACGTTGTATCCTGCAAGAATTAATCCTGTTGTTTCCTTTCCAGGCGAGGGAACAGTTCTTTTTGGTGACAGAACAGGATTATCAAAACCAAGCGCATTTGATAGAATCAATGTCCGCAGATTGTTCTTGGTACTAGAAAAATCTATTTCAAGAGCAGCAAAGTTTCAATTGTTTGAATTCAATGACGCATTTACAAGAGCACAATTCAGAAGTTTGGTTGAACCTTTCTTGAGAGATGTTCAAGCAAGAAGAGGCATTTCTGACTTTAAAGTAGTCTGTGATGATACCAACAATAGTTCTGAAGTAATTGATAGAAATGAATTTGTTGCTGACATTTTTATTAAGCCTGCAAGATCCATTAACTTTATTACACTAAGTTTCATTGCGGTGAGAAGTGGTGTATCATTTAGCGAAGTAGGAGGATAAGATGGCAACAATAGACGATTTCAAAGGTAAATTTGTTGGAGGCGGTGCTCGTCCCAATCAATTTGAAGTTACTTTAACTTGGCCTCAAGGTGTTTCTCAAGTTGCAGATGCTCCCTTTTTCATTAAAACAGCTTCTCTTCCAGGACAAACAATTGGTGAAGTTGCGGTAGAATATCGTGGCAGAACTTTGTATGTTGCTGGTGACAGATCATTTGAACAATGGTCAACAACTGTTATTAATGATGAAACATTTGCTATCAGAAATGCTATTGAGCAATGGATGAATAAAATTCATAGTATTAGAAATAATACTGGTGAACCAAATATTAGCAATTATGTTGTTGATTTGGAGGTAACTCAATATGGACGTGCTGGTGCTGCTATTAAAAAGCAAATAATTAAAAATTGCTGGCCTGTAGCAATGACTGCCATCGAGTTGAATTGGGATACCCGAGACACCATTGAAACATTTGATGTTACTTGGAGATACACTGATTTCCAAGGAACAGGTGAAGCTGCATTCCCAGTTACAGCAGGAACAGCAGCAGTAACTGACGCTGCTGGTGGCGCATAATAAATACTAATAAATAGTATTTAAAGAGCAATAACATTATGGCACAAATATTTGGTTTCAAAATCACAAGAGCAACTGGTGAGGTAAGAAAAGATCAACCGACTTTTCCTACCTCGGATGATGGTTCTTATGATATTGCAGGAGGTGGGTTCTTCTCAGAATATCTTGACATGGAAGGTCGAGATAGAGGAGAACTTGATCTTCTGAAGAGATATCGGGATATTGCAATGCATCCTGAATGCGATTCTGCAATCGAAGATATTGTGAATGAAGCAATCGTATCTGATGAGAGAGATCAATCTGTATCTGTCTCATTGGATAGATTGGAATATTCTGACAAGATTAAAAAGAAAATTCGTGAAGAATTTAACGCAATATTAAGTCTTTTGGATTTTAATGCTAAAGGGCATGATGTATTTAGAAGATGGTATGTTGATGGAAGAATATACTATCATAAAATCATAGATTCAAATAATCCAAAGAATGGATTAGTAGAATTAAGATATATTGATCCTCGCAAGATCAAAAAAATGCGGGAAATACAAAAAGGAAAGAACAAAGACGGTGCTGATATTGTTGTAGGTATTGATGAATTTTATGTCTACAATGAAAAAGGCATTGAATATGCAACAGGGTCATCATCCGGATTAAGATTGACCAAAGATTCAATAGCATATTGTCCATCTGGTTTAATTGATGCCCAGAAAGGTCTTGTTCTTTCCCATCTTCAAAAAGCAATCAAACCTGTCAATCAATTAAGAATGATTGAAGATGCACTGGTTATTTATCGACTCTCTAGAGCACCAGAAAGAAGAATTTTTTACATTGATGTAGGTAACTTGCCCAAAGCAAAAGCAGAGCAATATCTCAAAGATGTAATGAATCGTTATAGAAACAAATTAGTTTATGACGCCAAAACAGGTGAGATTCGAGATGACAGAAATCATATGTCCATGTTGGAAGATTTCTGGCTACCAAGAAGAGAAGGTGGAAGAGGAACAGAAATTTCCACACTTCCTGGAGGATCTAATCTTGGTGAAATTGATGACATAGAATATTTTAAAAAGAAACTTTATCGCTCATTGAATGTTCCGATTTCTAGATTAGAATCTGAAGCAACATTCTCAATCGGACGTTCTGATAACATTACAAGAGATGAGCTAAAGTTCACAAAATTTGTTCAAAGATTAAGAAAGAAATTTGTTGTTCTTTTTCATGATCTTTTACAAACACAGCTTATTCTCAAAGGTGTAATTGCTGCTGATGAATGGGGTGATCTTAAAGAACATATTCAATTTGACTTTTTACAAGATGGGCATTTTACAGAATTAAAAAATGCAGAAGTAATGAGAGAACGACTTGATATGCTTTCTCAAGTTGAAACATATGTTGGACAGTTCTTCTCAAAAGAATGGGTTAAGAAAAATGTTCTTAAAATGTCTGATGAAGAGATTCAAGAGATTGAAGATCAGATTGAAAAAGAAGGAGATGATGGTGATGATGAATTTGATATGGGATCACCATTTTCCCAAGATAATTCTGCAGACTCACAACCTAAATCAGAACCTAACGATAATGAAGAAGAACAAATACAATCACAATATTTGAAAGAAAAATAACTATGAGCGAACATATTAGAAATTTTATTGATGCTATGGATGACAATAATAATATTGAAGCAAAAAATCAATTCGAATTAGCAATGGCAGCAAAATTGTCTGATAATTTTGATAATAAAAGGCAAGAAATTGCTAAAACATTCATAAGACAAAATTCGGAAGTAGAGAATGATGCATAAACCATTTGATGAATTTTTTCAAGAGTTACAAGAAAAAAACGAATATAAACAATCTGATAGATACAAAACTCTTTCTCCAAAAATGAAAAAAGCAGTTGATGAAATTTTTAAGTTTTTGGAAACAAAACCTACTGATTTATTGTCGGCACTAGATAATTTTATTGAAAAAACTGCAGCAAAACATAAAATCAAGTCTAGTGAATTAGTGAAGTATTTTGAGAAAGAAACACTAGAAGTATAAAGGAATTACGATGAAGCTCATTGCTGAACATATTCAAAATGTTGAATATATAATTGAACAAAAATCTGGAAGTATGAAGATCAAAGGTATTTTCATGCAGGCAGAACAAAAGAATAGAAATGGTCGTGTTTATCCATTTCCTATTCTTGAAAAAGAAGTGAAAAGGTATAATGAGGAATTCATCAAAGAGGGTCGTGCATTTGGGGAACTTGGACATCCAGAAGGTCCAACAGTAAATTTGGACAGAGTTTCACATATGATTACACGACTAGAACCGAATGGAAAAAACTTCATTGGAGAAGCGAAATTATTGTCTACTCCAATGGGGGAAATAGCGAAGGCACTTATTCGAGACGGTGGAAAGCTAGGTGTTTCTTCCAGAGGAATGGGTTCTTTGGAATCTAAAAATGGTGTCAACTATGTAAAGGATGATTTTTACCTTGCAACAGCTGCAGACATTGTTGCTGATCCTTCTGCTCCTCAAGCGTTTGTTGAAGGAATTATGGAAGGACGTGAGTGGGTCTGGAACAATGGTATTCTAAAAGAAGTTGCAATAAGTCAAATCAAAACGGATGTTGAAAAAGGTGCAAGAGCAAAAAATTCAAATTATCAAGCACTTGCATTCGCTAAATTCTTCAAATCTCTGATTTGATAAATAAATAATATAATTAGAACATTTCAAGGAGTATTTCAAATGTCAGAATTAGACAAGACAATTGAACAACTTGAAGCAGAAATTTTGGAAGAAATGGCAAGTGCTAATGAACCAAAAAAGTCTGCTACAAGTCCAGATAAGATGCAATCTGTTCCTGGAGAATCAGATGATCTAGGAGAGAAGCCAGAAGACGGAAATAAATCCGTAAAGAAAGCTGCTCCTCCTAAAACAAAAACAATTTCAGCTTCTACTGAATTTAATGATAAAGATTTAGAAGAGTTGGAAGAAAAGAAAAAAATGTCCATGAAAGAAATGGAAGATGATGAAGAAGATGATGATGAAGAAGAAATGGACGAAATGAAAATGATGAAGGCTGGAAAAAAACATGATATGAAAAAAGAAGAAGATGATGAAGAAGAAGATGATGAGGACATGGAAGAAATGTATCATTCATCTAAAAAAATGAAAAAAGAAGAAGAAGATGAAGAAGAAGATGATGAAGAAGTAAATGAAGTAGCTATTCAAATGGGTATGAATGAAAAGAAGCCTGTTGTTGCTGTCGGTGTAAAAGGAATGGATAGTAAGGCATTCAAAAAGAAATTTAAAAACTATGCTGCTTATGAGAAATGGGCTGATTCAGATGCAGCTGATGATTTCGAAATCAGAAAGGTTATGAACGAAATGGATGAAACATTAGAAGATCGACTTTCACAGATTGATGTTTCTGAAGATGTCAGTGCATTAACAGAAGGACATGATCTAACTGAAGAATTTAAAGAAAAGGCTTCCGTAATCTTTGAAGCAGCAGTCAAGTCAAAACTGCGTGAAGAAATTCAAAGACTTGAAGAAGAAAAACAAGCAGAAATCGAAGAATATGTTGATGGTTATAAAGATGAATTAGTTGAAAAAGTTGACAAATATCTAAATTATGTTGTAGAACAATGGACGAACGACAACCAATTGGCGGTTGAGCGTGGATTGAAGGGTGAAATTGCTGAAGACTTTATTGCTGGTTTGAGAACACTATTCGAAGAGCATTATATTGATGTTCCAAATGAGAAGTATGACGTTCTAGAATCACAAGCTCAGCAAATTGAAGATTTGGAAAATAAACTCAACGAGCAGATTCAAAACAGTGTTGATTTGAAGAATGAAGTTTCAAAATACATTAGAGAATCAATTTTTGTTGAAGTTTCTGAAGATTTGAGTGATACAGAGAAAGAAAAGTTTGAGTCATTGGTAACTGAAACAGAGTATATTGATGAAGAATCTTTTAGATTCAAATTAACTGCTTTGAAAGAAAGTTACTTTCCAAAGACAAAAACTATTTCTGAATCTGTTGATACACAAGACACTTCAGTTGAAAATGTAGAAGTAAGTGGTACAATGGCAAAATATTTGCAAGCAATTACTACCACAAAAAACAAGTTTTAATAAATATTTTTAAATAATTTTTAGGAGTTTAAATACAATGTTCAAATCAGAACACCTTCAAGAAAAATGGTCACCTGTCTTGAATCATCAAGACTTGTCACCTATTACTGACAAACACCGAAGAGCAGTTACTTCTGTAATTTTGGAAAACCAAGAGCGTGCATTGAATGAAGATGCAAGATTCTTGGCTGAAGCAGTACCCACCAACTCAACTGGTGCTGACGTTGCTAATTGGGATCCAATTTTGATCTCTTTGGTTCGACGTGCTATGCCTAATTTAATTGCTTATGACGTTGCTGGTGTGCAACCAATGACTGGTCCAACTGGATTGGTATTTGCAATGAGAAGCAGATATGATTCTCAAGCAGGAGCAGAAGCATTTTATAATGAAGCTGACACTTCTCATTCAGGAACAGG